GCTATCAGCCTTGCTCAAGGTGCAAACACGGATTGGCGACGTGCCGAGTCTTGAGTCGAGCGAGAGCCAGCGGCTGAACCCAACCGCAGCTTTTCCGCGCAGCCCAAGCGTCGTCGTGGCGGAACCCGCCTCGCCAAACGAATGAGACAGAGAAGTAACCGCCAGCCGTTGGTCTGCATCGAACATGACGCCATCGCGCGAGAAGAGCACGGTGTCCGACAGCTCTATAAGTGGATTGTATTTTGACTCGATTGACTGCTCTACAACGGGCTCGCTCAGATCGGCGATCGCGGCAGTAATCATTGCGGTCGCCTCCGTGGATGTATCTATGTTGCTGGTCGACGATTCGGCGATCGCAAAAAACCTGCGGCCATATTTTGCGATGCTGGCCGCATCCGAAATGTTAACGATGCTACGAGTCATGGCGACGGAGTCAGTATACGATACGTCGCCGACATTGCGGATCCCACTGAGAGACAGCGACGCGCCCGCCGTGGAATAGTATCTGTCTTTTTGTATGAACTCGGCGGGCACCTCGTTTGCCCTGTCTGGACTCCACAGGGTTAGCCGATACGCGCTTGTCCCGCTGTCGTACTTATACCGCACGTCCCAGCCTATCTGCAGCGCGAGCCTGCGCAGCGCATCAAGTAGAGGCATGCGGTCTTGCATCCACGGCAGTAGTACCCAGCCCGGCGAGGCTGGGGTGTATAGCGTGACGGGAGAGCTCATCGATGCATTGATGATCTCTTGCATCTCTGCCTCAACGTCGTCGTTGCCATACGTTGCCGAGCCTTCGATAAACGTATCCTGAAGCACGCCGCCCATGTCTCTCGCCGCGACCCTGACGTCGTCGTCCCCGACCTCGATAGAGTCTATCCTGCCCGAAAACCTGAGCACATAGTCAGCCGATGCTGCGCCCGCGCCGCATGGCGCTATCGCTGCGTAGACGCGTATGCCGCGGCCGAGATCCAGCAAACGAGTGTAGACCCCGGACACCTGATTAAGAAGCGACGAGCGCACGTGCGGGGACACGGTGAGAGCGCCGCACGTGCGCTGCAACACGACCGACGCCGACGCAACCGGGCTATCTATCGACTCCTTGATTGATGCACTCATAACCCAGTCGATATCATACAGGTCGCACAGTGATTGCCACGTGCCTAGCCCGTCTCTGTCGACGTCGACACGCAGATGTACGGCATAATCGCCGAGCTCTACCAGCCCACGAGACTGCGACCGCGTTTGCGTCGACACAATCAGCGGCCCGAATGGAGTCAGATTGTGCTCGTGATATCGCGTATCGGCCGATCCATCGTATGCTATAGACGACTCTAGCACGCTGGCAATCGGTCCTACCGGCGACTCCGAGTGCCAGTGACCGTCATATCTCCCCACCCCCGTCCAAACAGACCCAACAGGAGACGTATGCACGTGATCGCAGCGTCGCGTCGAGTCGGCTACAGTGTAGCTAATCTCACATTTGCCAGCAGCGCCGGCGCCACCGAGTGTGTCCTCCCCAACGCCACCACCATCTGCGCCACCACCACCACCACCACCGCCTGGCGAGCTGCCGGATGCGCCATCTGTATCGACCGTAATCCATCCGTCGCCTCCATCTCCTCCACCTGCCGGGGCGATTGCCCCGCTAGCATCTACAGCCGCAACCCCTGGCTCGGGACCGCTACCGCCGCTAGATCCTCCGCCACCACCCGTGAGCTGCACTGCCGAGCCCGCGCAACCTGCACCACCATCTTCGGTGTCGTCGCCCGTACCGCCCGTTCCCCCGGACCCTACCGCGCCGCCGTCCTTTTTTCCGCCCCTACCGCCTGACGCGACAACCACCGTAGCGTCAAATGTGGTGCTGGCGCCGTTCGCGCCATCGGTTCCGGGTACGCCTCGACCCGCTCCTCCAGCACCCCCCGCGCCGACAACTATAGCGATATCCGATCCAGGAGACACATATACTTCGCTTTCGGCGACCTCTCCGCCACCTCCGCCACTGCCGCCCTTGCTGCCTTCGATGCCGCTGCCGCCGCCACCGCCACCTCCGATGCATCGTACAGAGACAGGAGGCAGCAGCCAACGAGGCACAGACCACGTGTGTGATCCCACAATAGCAAATATCTCCGTGATCCTAGCCACAGCTACACCTCGACAAGCGACAGAGACAATGATCTAGCATTGTTGGCCCAGGCACCAGATAGCGTGCATTGCCTGGGCTCGGTAGATACCACACGGACATGACATGATACCGACGACCTGCCTCCGATCACATCACCAGATACCGCGTGTATCGGCCAGCTGCCAAGCGTGACTCCTGCATTGCTGTTGGCTAGTGCAGATATCCATCGACTAGTCAATCTACACGGAGCAAAGACCAGCTGCGAAATTTTCGAGGTGCCGTTTCCGGCGCCAAACATCTCTGCTCCAGCCGCGTTGGTGCCAATGTATAACGACGCCTCGTCGCCAAGAGCCGGGAACGCATAATCCGCTGCAGTGGCGTCGCTGTCAACCATGGATCCATTAAGCCACAGCTCGGCATACGTTTTCGCGTCCGCGCCGCTGCGATACAATACACACACGACGTGGTCCCACAGTGCCGATCCAGATCCTCTTAGTCCAGACCCTGCCGTGAGCGTCAGCCCGGCGGCCTTCCATGTTATCGCTGCGGTCGATGCTATCAGTAACTTAGACGCGCCTGCATAGTAGACGTGGCCAGCTGTCGCGCTCGTGCCGTATAGCCATGTCGAGATAGACCACGCAAGATCGTATCCAACAGAAAACGGGGTATGAGTTGCATCGACCAGCTGCAGCAGGTCGTCGTATTGCATCTGCAGCGCCCCGGATCCAGCCTTTCCGGCCGCTGCGTATTTGACGTCGGACGAGATCGGGATATATCCAGCCGTCGAGTAAGGCACGTTGTCAAAGTCGTAATAGACTCCGCCGGTCAGCAATCCGATCAATGCCTCGGCGTCCCCATCTGACATAGGTGGTGTCAATACGTCCCACGAGCGCTTAACCCCTCTCACCCCTGACAAACCGCGCCCGTTTGCGGCGCGCTGTAGTCTGCCGATGTCCTCGTACGACTGACGAGGAGACGCCGAAACAACAGGTATGACGAGTCCATCGATCAAAAGGAACGACATGGCTACCAACCCTGCTGTCTTTGAGACGCGGTAAACGGCGACGTGCTAATGCTGGACGACCCTGTGTCGACAAGGTTCTGCTGCTCCATTCCGCGGCGAATCTCGGCAGCCAGGGCCGGCGTGCTGGCCTGCACGATCATCGTCCCGACAGTGATGCCGCCCCCCGCGGCTCCGTGTGGCATCACCGCGGCGCTGGCCTCATATCGCGCGATTGCGACGCGGAACCCTGACGGCATATTTGTGAGTGACTCGCTAACCTTGTCTACCGTCCTTCCCAGGCCGAGAAATGAGTCAGACAGATCATACACGCTGCCGGCGGCGTCCTTTCCGCCTTCCGAGAGTTTCGCGGTGTTTCGCTCGGCTGCGCCTATGTTGACATTAAGCGTGCGCATCGTATCTATCAAGCCAATACCAAAATCTTCCGTGCTCTGCTCGAACGCGTCAGACGCCTGAGTGTCTTTCTCTTTGTCTTTGTCTTTTATTTTCCAATCTCTTACCTTGCCGCCAAGCCCAATCATGTCGGCGATGTCTGCGATCTTCTCGACCATCCAATTGAATGCGTCCTTTAGACCTTCGGCAATGCTCCCTATAATTCTAGACACGGCCTCCACGGCAGGCTTTAGCAATTCGGCGGCGGGCAGCAGTCCGCTGAATAAGAACGCGAGCTGCAAAAGTACACCTATAATTGGCTCTACTGCCTCGACGAGCACCGCAGCCACCGACATGATAGGCCCGATCGAACTAACGATGCTGGCCAAAACCCTGTTAAGCACCTCGACGACGCGCCGGAACCCATCGGTTTTCGAGAGCAACTCGACCACGACAGCGACGACCGCTCCCATCGGACCCGCTTGCATGCCCTGCGCGCCGGCCTGTATCACATCGCCAAACTCGCCCATTTTCGGGACGAGGCCCTCTACGACCTGTCCTGTTGCATCTCCGATTACCTGCAGGCCGTCTGCAACAGTCTGGCCAGCCGCATTATAGATGGTGTCGTAATACGTCGTTGCCTGGTCTGCTCCGTCTGATATAGACATGGTCTCGGCGAAACCGAAACCCTTGCCGAGCCCGCCAACACCAGATACGTCTGACCTGACTGTGGTGGCGCCCACGCCAGGGGCGGACACGGAAAAGTCGGCTGCTACAGTCTCTTTCGTCGCGCCCGACAAAATCCCACCGAACGTGTCCTTTATTTTGTCGACCCCCTCTGACCACGCCCCCTTAGTAAAGTCGGCCGCGGCCTGCCCCTGCGACCGCGTCGCGCCTGGTGCGTCCTCGCCGGCCGACATCGCATCCCATACCTCGAACGGATTCTGCATGGGATTCTGCGCCATCTGTATCAGCCCGGCAAACACCTTGCTTACCTTGCTGATCGCCAGCACGACCGCGTCCCACATGTCTACCATCCAGCCAGTGAGCTTGCTCCAAACGGCAGAAACGTCGGTCGCAAACGACCCCATGCTCGTTCTCATCCCCCCAAGATCTGATCGCCATGCCTTGCTCATTAGCCCCGTAGCGAGCACGACCACGGCGATCGCGGCACCTAACGCGAGAGCAACGGGAGCAACACCGGAAAGGAGAAACGGCAATGACTTAAACGTAGTGGCCATTGTTGGCCCGACCATCATCAATCCAGCGACTGCTGACGTGATCGACCCTATCTGATCGCCAATGCCACCAGACGATATCGCCTTAGACACATCGGCGAACGATCGACCCAGTTGTTGCACGCCGGAAACGCTGCCGCTAAGCGACGCGACAGACTGCCGGATGTCTCCCAGGGACCTAACAGCCGACTTCATGTCGCTGCGAAAACTCTCCGTCCTAGCGCTGAGAGTAATCGATACGTTACCAGCAGCCATTGGTTCCCTCTACTCGTTCTCGGTCTTTTGCAGCCCCCGAGCTCGCAATTTGAACTCTGCCAGCGACGAGCAATCGCGAACGTCGATCTCTTCGCCGAGCAGTCGCTGCGGAGAAACCCTGTGCTCTGATCGCAGATGCACGTTTATGGTAGTCGCGGCATGCCATGCTGTCACCCGCAGATCGTCGCGGTCTGCCTCCGCTACTCCGCGCAAATATTGCGCGAGCTCAAAAAACGTGAGCCGCCAAAACCGCTCGGGGTCTATCCCAGCCCGAGCGGCTCGTCGCATTAGGCCGGCATACGTTACTCGCTGGCGCCCTCCGTGCCCACAGGAGGGTCCGATTGTTCTTCTCCCTCCTTGCCCGATGCTGGCGCGTCGTCATTGCTGCCAACAAAAAAACGCTTGATCGCTTGCTGTACAGCCATACTCGCGGGGCCGATAATGGCAGGATCATCGGACAGCCATGTCCCGACCTGCCTGGGTGTCACCTTCGGTCCTCTGCTAGATAGTCCGATCGATAACGCGTCTCGGATAAACCGCAGCCCAACTCTCTGCTCTAGCTGTTCTGAGTTGAGGAACGAGATCCCAGCCACGTCTTCGAGATCGGCGAGCGAATTAAAATCAAAAGCCACGATACGCTCACGACCGCCGATATAGAGTTTTGCTTCGCCACGACATGGATTCGCCATTGCTAACCCCGCTCTCCAGTGCATGTGTATATATACAGACCATCGTGCATGTGATTACTGCGCGGTCCAAGTCAGAGCACCAGTCAGCTGCACCTCGGCCGAGAACGGAATTACGCCAGAATTTCCAGGCGTAATCTTAAACCCAGTGATCAATCCCTGCGCAACTGCCTCCTTGTATGATGTCCCAACGGCTGGTCGGAACTTAAAGTAGATCACAGAGCCAGCGATGATGCTAGTGCGCATGATGTCCTGACCGCTGTCGGCCTCGTCATAGTTTCCGCTAATCGACAGCGACAGCGACCCGAGCCCCGGGGTCGACGTTTTCCATCCAGCCGAGTCGTGGTCGGTCGTCTCGTCTGCCTCTCGGCTAATCCCAAAATCCAATTCTTTTACGCCGTAAACCTGGGTATAGGTTGACCCAGCTGCACTGACGTACACTAGAGAGCTTCTTCCTGGTAGATCTGCCATGGTTTTTCCCTTTTGCCGCTAAGGCACGAAATGTAGAGCGCACACACTAAGGTCCGCAACCAGTGTATCTACAAATACTTTTCCGAGATCGGACGCGCCTATCTGGTTGTACAGCGCCGGTGAAAACGGACCAGCGGTTGCGATGCCAAGAACCCCACCGCCCGAGGCGGCAGGAACGGTAACGGTAATGTCTCCCGTCCTACCGTCCTCATCGGCGACGCTGATGACTGTCGCTATCTCGGCACCCCCGGAGCTCGAATTATGAAATACCAAAATGACGTTGCCGTCATTAAGGAAATACGCGTCGTTCGCGGCAACAAGTGGCGTAAACGTCAGCGCAATGTTCGCCGTTCCCTGACCAAACTTAGCGAGCTCCTCGATTGCAATAACATCTCTTGCTGGCATCCTTGGCTCCTACCTTCTACGCGAATTTCACGACCGCGAATGTAACGCCCGTCGCAACGTCGATGTCAACGAATACCCTGCCGAGGTATAACGCCGAGGTCTGATTGTATAGCCCCGGCTTCAAAAGCCCGACCGCTCCGATTTTTCCGCCAGCAGGGGCCAAGGTAATATCTCCTGTTCTCCCGTTCCTGTTCGCAACGCTTTTGACGGTGGCTGTTTTACTCCCCGCCGAGCTGCTCATTAGCAGCACGCACTTCCCGTCGTTCAAAAAATAGTGTCCATTGACACTGTCTGCGGCTGTGAACGCGATGTCGGCATCGGTTCCGCCCGCCGATATTTCTTGGATGGCAATCACTACTCGGTCTGCATCTGGCATGATCTCACTCTCCTCTGCTATGTGTCGTCCACATGCACGTTAACGGTCAACATCGCTACATATCTCGTTGCGCTCGCCGCGCCGCGAAAGACCTCGGCCGTGTAAGTCATTACGTCCGCGGCAATGATCGAAGAGTTGCCGAGTGCGGGCGCAGCGCGTATCGTCGAGATTATCGCAGTGACGTATCGTCTCAGCGATCGCTCGTTCGCGACGACGTCTGCGTCTCCAGATATAGAAAGCGCGACTCCGAGCTGGAACATCCACACACCGCCGCGCCCATCGTTGCATTCGCCCGACGTGTCGAACACTTCTATTAGCGGGCTGCGTACGTCGTTTGGCGCATTAGCCTCCACCACCTCGGCAACATCGACCATCGTCCCCGCTGTCAGACTCTGCGCTGTCTCAAGGGCGTCTAACTGATCCGCAATCCCGTTTCGAAGCGTGAGTGCCAACGCCTTGACGGCTAGGTCAGCAAGTCGCTCGCCGGCCATTACGATCGCTCCCATCGGGCAACCAACGTGCCGTTAACGGTCTCGTATGCATAGCTCTGCATCTGCTTTCTGCACGACTCCACAAGCGGCGCCGACCAAGCCAGAAATGGCCGCCGTCGACTGCCGTAGTTGACCGCGGCCGCGTAGCGCACGTTTCGAAACCCGAACCTGAGAGTCATCGGAGACAGCTTTGTGTCTCCGTCTGCAAGCTTGTCTCGTAGCCGTCCAGAGTACAACAGATCGATTGCGCCAACCCCTTCCCTCAGTTTCCGGCGTGCGTATCTACTGTCTGCTACTGGCCACCGTCGGGCGAACGATGCATACGATCCGAGACTGCCGCCCTGTGTTGCAATGGCTTCCTGCACCGACTGTCGCATAAGCGGCACTATCCGAGACCAGCACGGGCGCCAATCCTGTGCTGCCTTCTCGGCTGCCCCATCTAGTGCGAGCATCCCCCCTAGAGGCGGATCGATCGCAATGGTCATCGTCCAATTGCCCGAATAACTCCTTGGACCGGGCTTACGCGGGCGGCCGCGCGGGCGGCCCATTAGAAGG